GGCGGTGCTTGTTTTTGTAATTATCAGCGGCCAAAGCCGCGACATTATGCGACAGCTTTAGTAAGTGTGCCGCCAGTAAAGGTAAGTGTAATTGTTGAAAGTTCGCCTAATGTTGCGTTAATTGGCGTGTGGCTTTCTAAGTAGCAATCTGCCAGGGTATACAACGGCGAGGTAGCGCTAGGTGATGTTAAGCCAGCTGCGGTAGGTGAAACTTCAATTGTGGTTTGAATACCGACAAGCCCAAAGATTGTAGCTTCCGTACTTGCAGCGCTGTAATCCTGGTATAGCGTCACTTCGAAAGTATTGTTCTGCAACGACGTTACGGCAGCGCCGCCAAATTTGCGGGCTGTGTCGCCAAAGGCCGAAGTTTCAAGCTGTTCAAAAACGTACGTTAATACTGCGCTTGTCGCCTGATCGGTAAGGTTTACGCTGTTAATAGTTAGGGCTGGGTTTGAAAGATAAACGGTTGACATATTTTAGTAGTCCTTTTCGGTTTCTGTATCTTTAGTTTTAGCAGATTTCTTTACGCCTTGTGGGGATATATGACCGCCGCCAATGAGTAGCGGAATATTGACGTGTTCTAAGTCTTTGGCTGTCACAATGTCGCCGCGCTTAAAAATTAACCTATCTGATGTCACTAAATAAGTTTCCATAAATCCTTTAACTTGTTTGGGCTTGCATAGTAACCGTTATGTCATAAGCCGGATAAGCCACCCCGCCTATTAAAGCTTCAGTAGGCCTACCGTCTGTTACGCCAACATTAGCACCCAGCACTAACGAAGCCAGGTTAAGTAGGCTGCGTTGCGCGTCTAAGTTGCCTGGGCCTAAAGTTATTACCCTGACTGGGAATAGCAATTTCACTACGTTTGCGTTAAAGGCTTCGAAGCTGGGCGCGTCTATAAAAGCGCAAGGCGGTACAAGGTTGCGCGGGTCATTAACTACTTGCAAGCCGGTAACAGCTGTAAGTGTTGCCGTTAGGTTTGTTAGTGCCGTGTTAAATAGGTCTGTGAAGTTTTGTGGCATTACGCTACCTGCGGGCGGTCAACGCCTAACAGTTGTTTAACCATTGGCGATAAGCCAAACGTGTTGCCTGTACCTAAACCATCAAAGCTAGAAAAATCCGAAATCGATCCCCTTTGTCTATATAGGGCCGCCGAATACATCACAACGCCTAAAGATACGTCATTACTAGGCACAGTAGTTGGGCTGTCTATGTAGCCGTTTTCTTGTCTGCGTCTAAAACTGAAGGCGTTACCAGCGGCAGCACAAGTAGTTAAAAATGCTGTATCGGCTGCCGTAGCTGTACCGATACCTAGCCAGTCCTCTATCTGTGCGGCTGTAATCCATGTGCAAGTAATCGTAGTTGTTAACGTGCCTGTAGCTGCAACTATTTCTACGTTCGTTGCGGTCTTAGCAAATAAAACTTGATTACTAATTGGTAGCTGGTTATCGTAAAGAAAAAAACCTTGTAGGTCTACGCCTGTGAAATAGTATTGCGGTAAAGCGCGAACTACGTACGTGCCGTTAAAAGTTGCGTCTACGTTTGCAAGTGTAAAACTTTGACCGATTTCTAGCGGTTCTGCGTTTGTTTGTAAACGTATTACCGCGAAGTTATCGGTTAAATATTTTTGTTGAACCGAATAAACGGCCATAGCTGGCCTTCTTTCTAGTTAAACGAACTTAACAAATTTTGTAGCGTCAGCCATAAAGCCCGCTGCGTAACCTCTAAAGGCAATTGTGCGGCCCAAAGTTGCTGGCACGTCTACGCTAATTGCGCCTTTTTGCTGTTCGTAGAATTCAAAGCCTGCGGCTGGGCCTGCGGCGTGACCCATAAAAGAACCTGGGGCGTGTCGATCAACTACAAGCACTAGGCCTAGCGGGTTACCGTTCCAACTTGTAGCAGACGAATTACCGGCCGCGTTTTGACCCATAAGGTTAGGCGCACCTACAAACGGGAATACTGGGCGGTTTGCGTCGTCTACTGAACTTGCTAACGCTTTCCAACTTGCCGGGGTAACAAACATGTGCGTAGGTAAATAGTTTGTATCTGTAGAAATTTGTCTTGCGCCTTCGTAAATTGCGGCTACCCAGTCAGCACCGACGGCCGTGTCGGCTACTGACGAAGTTTGAGTAATTGCAGCATGGCAAGTATCTATTGCGTAGTTATCGGTTGCTTGTCCGTAGGCGATAGCTAATTGATTTAAAATGATGTCAATTGAAGCCGGGTCTGACCAGTCTAAATCTTGTTCGGACACGGTAACAAATGTGCCGAAACTTAATTTAGATACGTCATTGTTTGAAACGACAACAGTAGAAGCGTTTAGCTGATCAAATTGTACTGATTGCTGTTGTACGACTGGGCGTGTTGTAATTTTTGGGCGGCGAAACGTCGCGCCTGATGCTGGCATAGCGCGCGTACCAATTGCAGTAACAAACGGGCGAACTGGGTTTAGTCCGTCGTATACGCTGCCGGTTATAATTTCAGGCAAAATACCTGGCGTGCTTTCTGTGTTAACAAATGGTGCTACGCCTGGCGCTGCTTCTACTACGGCTTGCTTAATGTTTGCGTTCATTGTTGCAAAGTCTGAACCGCCGCGTACATAGCTTGCGATATATTCGGACGTGCTAGGCAAACGAAGTTTGCGCGGTTGCGCGTATGTTAATACTTGTGCGGCTTCAATAACTTGTGGGGCTTCTTGTGGTTGTGTCATATCTGTTACCTCTGTTTGTTGGTCTTGATTACTAGTTAACACTATTTCGGGTTCTGTTTCGGGGATACTGGCTGCTACGCGATCTACTTTAGCGTTTTCAAAAGCGCCAAAAGGCAAAAGGCTTAATTCTTGCCAGTCAGCTTTAGTTATAACCATTGTGCCGCTTTCGTCATAGCTAAATTCTGTTGGCATAATGCCTACCGAAACGCTATCTAAAACGCCGTCTTTGGCCAGCTGTAGCGCTTCGTCGCCGTCACGTGTTGCCGAAATTGTGGCTTCAAATAAAATCGTGTCGCCTACTAGTTCGCGGCTTGTCACTAAGCCAATAGGTTTAGCGCTGTCGTGGTACATATACATTTTAGGTTTCTTACCTTCTAACGGTAATGACCCAGTAGCAAACTTAACTTTTTGGCCGTCCGAAACTACAGCTTCTACTTCGTATTGCACCGCTACGCCTGCCAGGGTTCGACGTGGCATAGTTGCGCCGTCTTTAGCTGCGTCTAAATTTAAATCTTGTGGGATAAGCCTAAGCATTATTTGCCGCCGTTTCGTTTACGTTTATTTCTGTTTCGGGTTTCATGTTTTCGTAATCTGTATTCAAGTAACTTTCTATATCAAATTTAACTACCGTGCCGCGCGGCAAAACATTATTAGCGCTTAAAGTTTCTTGTATGCAATCTATATACGGTTTTACGCCAAACTTGTATAGATCGCGTGAAGCTTCGGCGCTTGAAACATAACTGTAATTTCCAATTGATACCGAAACGAGGTACGCGGGGACGTTAGCAATTCTTGCTAGGTCTTTGGCCTGGTATTCGGCTGCGTCAATTAAAAGCATTTTGTCGGGCGTAGAAGTGTTGTGTATTACTTCTACAAATTCGTTAACAGCGCTTGTAGCAGACGAATAACGCGCTTCGTCGTACGCGGCCGCTAAATCGCGTAATTCTTGCGCCGACATTGGTTCACCGCTTGTTTGTCTAAGCGTTACGGCTGGTTGCAAACTTGACGCGTTACGGTTGCGGGCTTGTTCTAGTTTTAGCGCTGTGTCTACCGATACTGCACCGGTATAAATTAGGCCTTGAATTGGTGAAATAAACTGTACGCAATCCTCGTAGCGAATTGGTAAGCCTTGAAACAAAATCTGTTTAGACGGCCCAAACCATACGCCGTTACTTTGCGCTTGATCTTGTGTAGTGACCATAGCGGCCGGTAAACGTGTAAACGAACTTGGATAGCCCGAACTATCTCTTTCAACTATGTACCAAAACGCCCTACCGATAAAAAAAAGATCATCAAAAGTCCACGAAAATAGAAAATTATTTGTTACGCCTTTGTCGATACGTGATAGCCAGCTGCGCGGGGCTTCAGGTATTAACTCGATTTTTTCGCCGTTCCACATTTCTTTAAATTGTTCTAATTTTAAACAGCCAATAACTGACGCCATCAAATCGCGTGACCGGCTTATAGTTGGCACTTGCATAAAGCGCTGTCGAATTTGGCCAGACTGGTACGCAAAGAAATTACCAATTTGGCTAGCGCCCGCATTAGAACCGGTACGGTCAGCGGCGTAACCGGCAGCGGCTTTAACTACCTTTTCGGGTTGCGGTTTAAAATTAAATATTGCCATAGCGCAAGTATGCCACAATTCTTAAATTTTTGTAATGATAGGTAGCCGCCACAATTACCCTACGAGAAAGCTAAATAACTTGACGGCTACCCACAACACATATTAGCCACAAACTAAATTTATATTGCTGTTCTTTGGCTAACTATCATAGGTTTACCTACAGTTGCTGGCTTTGAAACCATAGCTACAGCAAACACTAAACAGCGCGCTAACTCAATAGGCCCAGGGCTACGCAAACTAGACAAAGTAACAGCGCCTTGATTTTTAACGGCTACGGCCCTTAAACAATGTTGTGTTAATAGTGCGCTGCCGTCGTGTCTTATTTTGCCTTCTAATATTGCTGCCCTAGCGCCTACCGTCCAGCGTTGTAGTTCGCGGTTGCCTACCATAGACGCGCGCCGTTCAAATTTTGTAGGTAAAGACATTTCAAACGCGGGCGTAATAAGTAGGCGCGTAGTTTGATCTGCACACGCTTTTTCTACGGCCTGCCAGCAATCCGCTAAAGTGTCTTTAACAAATTCTACGGCTATTTGTATTTGACCCTGGCTGTTTAAAGCTGCCCTAACGCCTACATAGCGCGCTTCGTCTTGACTTTGTTCAATACTAAGTACGCCGCCCTTTGGCATAGGTTCAGCGGTTACAAGTTTTTCAAATACCCCAGGCTGTAGCCAGCCGTTAGCGCTTGCCGTCCACAAGTTGACCGAACTTCTTAAAAACGCGTTGCGGTTTGGCTGTTCAGCTTCAGCGGCTATAACTTCTAAAGTAAGCGTGTTGCCTAAAGCTGGGTTTGCTTTTATCCATGCTTC